AAACGCCACACAAGCCCCTACAATCCCCTTTAACATCTATACACATACCAGCCTATGCCCTTTATCAGTAACGGGCTGTAATAGGCGTTAAAACGCGCCACAATCAATTTGACGGGGTAGGGGATATAAAACTTGAAACCCTTTTAAGCCCCAAACCGAACGTTTAGTTTTCCTTTCATAAATCCCAACCATAGAAATACAATGTTTCATTTTAGAACACTAAAAGGAGTTAAATCATGCCAAACCCCCGGAAGTCTTTGAACAATTATTCCGATAAGACGAAGTCTAAACTGTCTAACAAGCAGAAAGCACGCGCAAGCCAAACCCCCGTTTCCGTTGGAACTAAAATCAAGGTTACGGATGCGCCAGCTGAGATAAAGGCCGACCCCATAGCCTACAAACAATTTAAGATTGCGTTGTCGTCTGTACGGGAATATGGCTATGAGTACGGCGAGGCTGATCTTCAAATGTTATGTAGATTATGTTTCCTATACAGCGAAGAAAACAGATTGCGTACAGTAGCCGGGAGAGAGACGGATACACCGACATTATTAAAAGTTTATTCAACACTTGACGGTAAACGAACTAAAATAATTGCGCTGGAAAAGGAATTGTTTTTAACTCCGGTTAGCCGTATGAGAGCGTTACTTGCCAAACCAGAGAAAAAAGAACTGTCTGAGATGGAACGCGAATTTCCCGAAATCTTCTAATTAATAAATCTCCCTCCTTTTATTAACCATCCATATAAAATCATGTCTCTTAAATCTAAACTCATACAATACGCTAATGACGTTATTTCAGGCAAGGTTATAGCTTGTAGTAAGTATAAACAAGCCGCCGAGCGTTTATTATCTGATTTCGGCAGAGAGGAAACGGATAAAGATTTCCCGTATGTATTCAAAGAAGAGAACGGCGAACGCTTCTTGAAATTCGTTTCTTTTTTCAGGCACGGCAAAGGAGAACTACAGGGAAAGCCTATTGATGTATGTGATTATTACAGGTTTTCATACGGCCAGGTTTTCGGGTGGGTTCATAAAGATAATGGCACACTACGATTTAATAAATTCTATCAACAATTAGCGAGAAAAAATAATAAAAGTACAATGATGGCCTTAGTAGCTATTTACCATTGTTGTTGTATGGGAGAAGAGCAGGCTGAAATTTTTATCGCCGCTACCACCAAAGAGCAGACACGTCATGTATATTCTGCCGCAGAAAATTTTATAAATAGATCGGTACTGAAAAAGAGTTTTAAGATTGGGTGGGACGATACACACGGGATAAAATTGATTAGACATAATAAAAGTAATTCCATTATTACAAGGTTATCACGAGACCAGAAAAGCCGTGAGGGAAGTATGGCAAGTGTGGGAATCCTTGACGAGTGGAAAGAGCATTTAACGACCGAGTTCCGCGACAATTTGTTGACAGGGATGAAGACGCGAAAGGGTGGAGGTATAATGTATTTCATCACAACGGCGGGAAGTCCACAATCTCCTTGTTATCAGCAAGAATATCTCTACTCTACGAAAATCTTAAATGGAATATTACAAGATGATAAATTTTTATGTATAATCGCCGAGGCGGATATTAACGAGACGCCAGACACTATAACGGTAGACGGTAGGCAAATCAAGTCTGGAGAACCTTTAGACGTTGTAGGAAGCCGTGAATCAATATTGAAGGCTAATCCTGTTAGTGGCTATACAGAATCATTTTACAACAATGTCCTAGAAGAAGTGAAGACCGCGCAGAATGTACCAGAACTTTACAATACGATATTGACACGTACATTTAATATCTGGGTACAATCCCGTCCAATGGGCTTTATGGACATGGCGAGATGGAAAAATTGCGCCACGCCCCCCGCCAAACTGCTGAAAACGATTAAGGAAAGCGGCGGTAAATGTTACGTAGGTTATGACCTCTCCAGTAGAATTGATATGACTTCGGCGAGTTTCCTGTTTCCGTACATGGAGAATGACATTAAAAAATGGTGTCTATTTAGTCATTCATGGATTCCACGCGAGAAGCTATTAGACAATAAGGATAAAGTACCGTATGATAAATGGGAGCGAGATGGTTATTTAACAGTACATGAGGGTGCTTTAATATCACATAAGGATGTTGTAGAATGGGTATACGATATATGCAAGAAACACGGCTGGGAGGTTGCTGAATATTGTTTAGACAGCTGGAATGCTGGGGACGTAATGACAATGTTATTAGATGACGCTGATAATACGGTTATTGAGGTTCGGCAGAACTTACAAACATTATCAGGCCCCACGAGAATGTTTCGTGAACAAGTCTACGCGCAGAACATTATACATGATAATAATCCCGTTCTCTCATGGGCAGTAGGTAATTGTACCACACGGCAGGATAACCACGGTAATTTTATTTTAGACAAGCGTTTAAACCGCGAGAAAATTGATCCAGTTTCCGCTACGATTACGGCGTTTACAAGGGCCTCAGTGGTGGAATTAGAACCGAAGGAAAGTTTCGGAGTAATGTTTTTTTAATTTAATAATAAGGAGACGTAAGATGAAAAAGAGGAAAATGAAATGTTTTTATTGTGGTGGGGAAGTCGTATTAGGTAAAAACTTCTTTATTGGTAATGGTATACATAGAGAAGATTTTATATGCCTTAAATGTCATTCCGAATATTTAGTTGATTCCCCAGAGGAATTATGGTTTGACGATTATGATGAGGAGATATAAAATGGACATTAATGTAGAAGAGATTGAAGCCAGAGTGGCGAGGGAAGCAATGGAAAGATTTAAAGCATGGGAATCTAAACGTAAAAAAGAAAGTGAATCAACTAATAAGGAGGTTAATAATGAATGCCCTGCGTGACATTTTAAAAGAGAAAGATATGACAAGTAATGAACTGTCAGATATGACGGGGATTCCATTGAACACGGTTAGAGATGATGTAAAACTTGAACAGATAAACGCCGAGCGGGCTGTTAAATACGGGTTCGTGCTGGATTGCGAACCGTCCGAATTTAATGACGTTTTCAGCTGTTTAACGGTAACTTACAAGGAGTAGGGGCATACACCCCNACGAAAGCAGCTGAGGACTTGATATTAAGTTGAAAAAATGCTATATTTAGTACATAATGAATAATAGACCAAACAATGCAAACAGCAGCGGATCAGGCTTTTATATCGTCCGTCTGTAGAAACGCAATAAAGCCCCTTTACAGCCCATTTAAGCCCGAACCCTATCTCAAATACCCTAAGCCCCGAAAACGGGCTTAAAACCCCCTTAGAACTATTTTACAGCGATATATGGCTAATATAATAAATACAATCTTGCTTTTATCTGGTTTGGCCCTGATAGTATGGGGTTCTTGTACCCTATTAGGGGCTTATGGGCAGTTAGGCGGTGGGGTTCTCTTAATTACTCTGGCTCTGTATCCTACATCAAAGCGTACGGAGACCCCNCCCTTGGACGGGAGACAATAAATAATGGGTATCGGTTCACTATTCAATCCTAAAACAGAACAGCGGTCAAGCGATATACCAGCTTACGCCATGCCTGTAGTAGGGGGTTCTGCGTCTACTGGTACGGCAGTTAATGAAAATTCTGCCCTTGGCTTGTCGGCGGNGTGGTGTGCGGTTAATCTTATTTCATCTACGATAGGCTTATTTCCGCTGGTTACATATAGGGAGACGGGAAACCGTAAAGATAAAGCGAAAGACAGCCCTATTTATAAACTGCTGCATAATACCCCTAATGGCGAGATTACGAAGTTTGATTTCTTTACAATATTGATTAATAACCTACTATTAAAAGGGGCAGGTTGTGCGGAGATAGAGTATGATGGGCGTGGACAGCCTATTGCATTATGGCCGATTGATACGGATAAAGTAACTCCAGAGCGTACCGCAAGCAACAGATTAATATACAAGGTACAGCAGGAAAAGGGCGGGAACAAGGTACTACAGCCACATCAAATGATCGTTGTCCGTTACAGTCCCAAAGTAGACGGCGGGTGGCGTTCTGTCATAGGTGTTCATCGGGAGTCTTTATCAAATCAAATAACATTACGAGAATACGGGAAGAAAATCATTTCTAACGGCGTAAATCCTGTATCAGTAGTAAAGGGCGTAAAGGCTGGTATGACAGAACCAGCCCGCAAGGNTTTAAAGGATTCTATTGAGAATTACAGAAGCCTCGGCACGTCCAGTAAAGTGATGCTATTGGAAAAAGGTTTATCCATAGATAAAATCAGTATGTCGTTAGAAGATGCCGAATTTATAGCTAACCAGAACTTTTCCATTTCCGATATTGCAAGAATATTTAACGTGCCCCCTATTTTATTGCATTGTCTAACAACGGGAACCTCCACATGGGGAAGCGGTATACATGAATTGATGCAGGGTTTTATAAAGCTAACCATTGCCCCAATATGCAAGCGAATTGAAGACGAACTAAACTTGAAATTGGTATCGGTATATGATGATGACGATATGTATTGCAAGTTTATTATGGATGGGCTGTTACGAGGTAGCTATAAAGACCGAACGGAAGCGTATAAAACAGCTATATTGACGGGCTGGCGGTCTATAAATGAAGTACGAGAAATGGAAGACTTGAACCCCATTGACGGCGGTGATAAACATATTGTACCGCTAAATATGGCAAGCATAGAAACACTACTAAAGGAAAATAATGATGAGTAAATGGAGAAGCCCCAAACCAATAATAAGGGCAAGAGATGATAAACCGTATGAAATGCGTGTCGTAGGGCCCGAAGATACAGAATTACGGTCTTTGTCGGTTGATGGTGATGAACAGCGTTACGTTGAGGGTTATGGTATTATATGGGATCGGGAGACTGAAATTTACTCTGGCTACTATGAAAAAATAAATAAAAATGCCTTTGATAAATCCCTTGCTAAAAATAAAGAGATTAAATCGTATATAAACCATTCCCATGAACAAGTATTATCAACCACGAAATCAACCCCCGCATTACAATTAGAAGTGCGCGAGAAGGGTTTGTGGTTCAAATCTCCCATACCAGATACTACGTATGGGCGTGACCTTATGGAGTTGCTAAGACGTGGTACAATTCGCGGGGCTTCTTTCATGTTTTCTATCAATAAGAATGGCGAGACCATAAGAAAAGATGACAAAGGTTTTCATCGGGAAATTGTTGATGCTGAATTGTTCGAGATTGGGCCAGTTTTAAATCCAGCTTACCCACAAACTAAAGTAGGATTGCGCTCAATAGAAGACGTTGTAAATGAGATACGTGAATCAGTAGAAGAAACGGAATATACCACAGAATCAATGAATGAAAATGTGGTCATAGATACAATAGAAAAAGTAGAAGAAGTAAACAAGCTGAATCTGAAAAAAAAGAAAATAACACTTTATAGTATTTAATATTTCAAACACAATTAAGGAGTAGTAAAATGACGAATGTCGAAAAACTCAAGCGTGAAAAGGCCGCGCTTGTAGCTGAAATGCGTGGTATTGTTAGTACTGCGGAGACCCGTGGAGAAGGTGCGCTAACAGCTGACGAAGAAACAAGGTTTGACNCCCTTTCGGCGGCGGTTGAAAAGAAGAGCGCGGAAATTACAAGGGCTGAGGTAATGGCTAATCTGGAAATTGCAGACAGCAAGCCCGTAGGAAGCCCAGAAGAGGCCNCTCAATATCGTAGTATGGGCGAGTTTGTTGCTGACGTTATAAGCTCCACGGCAGAGCGCAGAGCTACTACTATGGGGAATCCCGCTCAAGCTGGTTTGCTTGTCCCGCCTGAGTTTGTAAGCGGTTTGAGGCAAGTGCCCGAAGAGCTTACAGTAGTACGTAACCACGCTACTATTATCCCATCGTCTGAGGCGTCCCCTGATACTACTACATACGTGCCCGTATTGAATCAGTTTGACGATAAGGGTGTATATGCGGGTGTCACCATGAATTGGACAGCGGAGACGGGAACTAAACAGAATGCGGGAGACGTAGCTGTAAATCAGGTTGCTTTTACGCCGTACAATATCAACGGCTACATTGAGGTATCTAATCAAATGCTGGATAACTACGAGGCAATCGGTAAGTACGCGCAGCAGCTTATGAGCAAGGCTATTGCTAATGCGGAGGAAAAGGCATTTCTAATGGGTACAGGTGTCGGACAGCCTACGGGGTTTGTCGGTCATCCGTCCGCTGTTAGCGCACCACGTACTACCGCAGGACAGATTTCATACGAAGACATTGTAAATATGCTGACCATTACGCTTAGTGGCGGTTCATACGTATTTCTTGTTTCCCGTTCTGCAATGGCGCAGTTGTATAAGCTCAAAGACCCCGCAGGGAATCTGATCTGGAATAGCAACGCAAGGAGCGGTGCTCCTGGCCATTTGATGGGTGTGCCTGTGTATTTTACTGACCGTCTTGCGGCAGTAGGTACGTCTGGTGATATTGTGCTTGCTGACCTTTCCCATTATGGTATTAAGGACGGTACAGGGCTTACAATGTTTGCGGATATGTATACACAAGCTGATCGTGGTATTACGAGGTTGTTCGTAAACTGGAGGGTGGATGGCCGTCCGTTGCTCTTGACCCCTGTTAAGGGTAATGATCTTACAGCGCGTTCGGCGTTTGTGACGCTGGCGTAGTATTGTTTACATACGGGGGGNGAGCTAATTGTTCACCCCTTAATATTAAAAGGAATAAAATATGTATCGTGTAAATAAGACGTTTTCCGATAATGGGATATGGTACAGGGAAGNGGATAATGTAGAAATCCATGAATCCAGAGTACCTAATCTTATTAGTCATAGTGTTATATCTGCCGTGGTTGATTTTCAGAAGCCTATACAAGCGGTGGAGACTGCTACCGTAAATCCAGTTGTAGAAACAGCTACCGTAAATCAAGTAAAGCACGGGAGACCCCCGAAGAGGATTTAAATGTCAATAAATACATCCCTTATGCAATCCGTACCGCCTAACAATATACAAGAAATAGTATCTCTCGAAGATACGCTCCTACAAACACATACGGATGCAGGTATTGAGGATAACTGGTTTATTGACCGAATAAAGGGCGGTATAAATTTAGTGGAAGACTATACTAAACTGTCACTAACTCCGCAAACATGGGTTCTAAGGGTGGACGGTGAAATACCGTCTAAAATAGATTTACCGCGTTCTCCTGTTAGGAAAATATTATCAGTTAAATATCAATCAAATGTAAAGGCTGACCCGATTACTATTGATAACGCAATATTAATAAATGAATCTATCCCCGCCCAGCTTGTTATTCCTAATGGGTTTAACGGTGGGGGTATTTTAAGAATTGAATATGAATGCGGGTACGACCCCGATAAAGTACCGTCTGCAATAAGGGACGCTATACTTTTATACGTTTCGTGGGCCTATGAAAACAGGGCTGGCGAGGTAGAGATTCCGAAAGCGTTTTACTACATTATAGAAAAATATCGGCTATTTAGTACGTAGGAATATAGAACGGAATTTATAATGAATAATAGAAATCAGAAATCCCGCCCCTCGGCTCGCAATAAGCGTGTTAAAATCATACGTAATTTCAATGTGAATGAAAGCGGGTTTGTATCAGCTACTACTACCGAATATGGCCCGTTCTGGGCAAGTGTCCAGCCTCTTACAGAGCGTTTAAGAACACAGTATCAAAGTATTTCAGTATCTGCTACACATAGTATTACGATAGATGGTAGTATTAACGTTCTTGAATCCGATAAAATAAAGTTTAACGACCGCATTTTCGACATATTAACAATAAAAGACCCGGACGAGAACGGCAGAGACAAAGTAATAATCACTAACGAGATACGCCCAGGACAAGATGATGAACGGGGTTAAACTTGATTTTAGATCCGAGGTAAAGAAGGTTGAAAAGGAACTAAGTAAAAACGCATTACGTAACCGAAAGAAAGCGGCGCAAGAGTTACAACGTAGATTAAAAGCCGCTGACATACCAGTTGATACGGGGAACTTGAAAAATTCGTTAGATAAAGTAAATGGCAGGATAAACTCTTTCGTGGGCTTCAAAGCTCCCCATGCCCGCCTTGTTGAAAACGGTCATGAACTCATTATTAAAGGCGTGAAACGTGGAAGAGTTGAGGGTAGACCGTTCTTTAGACCCGTGTGGAATATGTCAATAGATGATTTAAAAAGGATTCTGGGAGAACCATTATGATAGAAAATATACTTATTAACCATTTAAAAATCGACCCGCAATTAGTAAAATACGTTAAAGATAATATCTTCGCCATTTCAGCACCAGATGGAACTCATACTCCTTACATTATTGTGAAGGACAGCGCAACAAGCGAGACCGCTGATATAATAACAAGTTTTAATATCTCGGTGGATATTTATGATTACAATACAGATAAAAGGAAAATCATCTCTGCATCACAGCGTATAAAGAATCTGTTAAACTGGGAAACAGGGTTAGAAGACCCTAACGGGATTTATAGCAGTATAAGAGTTTGGCACGATAGCACAAATATAGTTGATGGTGATGATCCGAACCTGACAATTTCCAGCTTGTCATTTTCGGCTCGTGCGTGNGAAAATATTGTAGAAGAAAATTAATAATAAATTATAAACTTTAATTAGGAGATGTATCATGGCGAGGAAAACAGGTTTAACGAAGAACACAGTTGAGCGCATGGTTCTGGACGCAGGCGTGGTCTATTTTAACTACGGCAAGCCAGAACAGAAAGTATTGGGAGCAGTTAGGGGTGGATCGACATTTACTATTGAGTCCGAGATTCGCGATATGCCGTTTGACGGCGTTACGGGGATAGTAAAGGGCGCAAGGCGTTTTCTCGGAACTACTGCGACATTGTCTGTAAACCTTGTTGAAATCAACAAGGAGTTGTTGAAAGTGGCTCTGCCTGGTGCTGATTATGACGCTCTCGGAACTCCAGCAACGGGGGAAGATATGCAGCCAATTACAGACGAAACGTATTACATTATCAAGAGGGAAATCACAAAGACTATTCCAGAACTTGACTATGGCTCTGTCTCAATCGTGGCCGAGTATAGTGGTACGGCAGCTCCTATAGTCATAACACTTGATAATGCTATTGCAGACGGTAATCTTTCACTTGCATTTAATGATGCAGACGAAAGCGTATTAAACATTNCCTTCACCGCCGCTCTTGACCCATCGAATCTGAATAAAGAAGCGTGGTCAATATGGATGCCTGAAAAGGATAACGTATAATGAAACTAAGACCGTATAAGAATAAAGACGTCATAACGCTTGTAAATATCCTTTCAAGTCTTAGAGATACGAATCTAAAATCAATAATCGTTTCGGAAAGCTCCGCTGTTAGCAATGACAGCGGAGAACCTGATTATGACCGTGTTGGTTCTCTTATTGTAGATGTTCTTTCTGAGTGCTGGCTTAAATTAGGTGACAAGCTCATTGACTGGCTGGCTGATATGAACGAAATGACTACAGAGGACTTCTTGAATGCTGACGAATCTATTATTGATACGATTGAGGAAATAGCAACAAGAAAAGAGTCAAGGGATTTTTTTTCACGTCTTTGGTCGCTATTCAAGATGATAAAGTCGTAAAAGACGCATTTCAAGAGTTGTGGGATTCTGTAAGTCATCACTATAGAATTTTACCTAAGATTTATATGGACATGGATTTTTCAGAATGGCTGCAATTATCAGAGATTGTGAAACGTGAAAGATACAGGGAGATGAAGGCGGCAATGAAAAACGCCGCCTTTTCATCATGGTTATTAGGGGCAGGGGAAAAGAAGACGTTTAATAAATATTTAATAGATATCGGATTAGAAGAGAAAACGGTCGTCATTACGAAAGACCATAGAAAATCGGAAATAAAACGCGCTTATGATATTGCGAATCGTGTAAATGCTAAATTTAGAAGAAGGGGTGAGCGATTCACGCACCCCTTACAAGGGAAACCCTTATGAGCGGTAGAACATTATTTAGCCTTTTCGGAAAAATAGCATTAGAAGGAATTTCTGATGTCAATCGTGACATTTCAGAAGCCGAGAAGAAAGTCAAGGCTTTTCAGCGAGAGCTTGGCAAGCTGGGCATATCNCTCTCTAAGGCTGGCTCTTCTCTCACAAAGAATCTGACAGCCCCCCTCGCCGCCGCAGGTACTGCAATCGGTTTATTGACACTTAAAACGGGTGAATACGCTTCTAAATTACTTTCCCTATCCGAAACCACGGGAATGTCTACGGATTCATTACAACAATGGGAAGCCGTAGCTCGTACCGCTGGCGTATCAAGTGATAATCTACTAAATACTACGTTGAAGTTGTCTAATCGCCTTGACGAAATCAGTAAAGGTTCTGGTTCTGCCGCTGAGGCTATGGATAAACTCGGTATATCCGTTACTAATAGTGATGGTAGTTTACGTAGTATGGAGCAGTTATTTCCTGAGATTTTAGGCGAACTCAACAAGATCGAGAACGCTACTGAACGAAATAATATTGCACAATCTATATTCGGCGGTAACATCAGAGACCTTGCCCCCGTCCTCGCTTTATCGGCTGACGAACTTGCTAATCTAAGAAAAGAAGCGCAAGATACTGGNAAAGTAATGGGGAATGATGCCCTTGTTAATGCTGATAAATTCCGTGCGTCCGTAGCTAATTTAAAAGCTGAATTCGGCTTAGTATCTATGAAAGTGGCGGGNTCTTTTATCCCCATATTGCAAGGCTCAGTCATACCGCTGATACAAGATAAAGTAGTCCCCCTTGTAATAGGATTCGCAAACGCTATACAAGGGCTTGCTGGGTGGTTTAATAACTTGTCGCCAGCGGTACAGAATTTAGTATTGATATTAGGGGCGTTTGTAGCTGCGGCAGGGCCAGCGTTATTGATAACGGGAAAGCTAATTATTGCGTTTAAGGGTATGATCGGTACGGTAGCGACATTGACGGGAGNATTTAAGGGTTTATGGGCTGTTATGTTAGCGAACCCTATTGGGCTTGTTACGACCGCCCTTGCCGTATTCGCTGGAACTGTATTATACTCTAAGAAGAAGTTAGAAGAACTTGATAATCAAGTAATGGAAGTTACAGCGTACAATGATAGAGTAAAAGCACATCAAGAACAACACGCTATACTAAAGAAAGTAATTGCAGACTACGAAAAACTACGCGATACAGACAAGTTTGACCCAGCTGAGTATGACCGTCTTAATAAGGCTATTGACGATAATGCTATTGCATTAACTAACCTTGTAAGGGCACGTAATAAGCAATCGCAATTAGACGAATTAGGGGAAGAAAACAGGCGGCGAGAAATTAGNGGATTAAAACAGCTGACAGTTGAAGAGTGGGAGAGGCATAAAAACACGGTAGCCATTACCGATAGACAACGCAGACTTAACGAAGAGGCCGCTGAGAAAGAGGCGAAATTAGAAGAAGAACGCAGAAAGCGCGTAGAACAACGCAAGGCTGATCTTGCCTCACTTCTGTCACAGCACAATGACGCAATAGATAAAATATTGTTGTCTGAAATGGAACTACTGGATAAAGAAGAACAGCGNGAAATTGATAAAGCCACAGCCTTAAAAGCGAGTGAAGAGGAACTCGCGTCTATTAGACTTCATTTCAGTTTACGCCGTGAAGAAATCCATAATAAAGAGATAGAAGAAATTGAGAAACAGATTGAAGCGCATAAAAGAGAATTAGAAGAAATAGAGAAAATTGAAGCGGATAAGCTGAAAGCCCGTGAGGACGCTAATCAACAATGGCAGGACAAACTATTAAAACAATCAGGCGACAGGCTTGCGATATTAGATGCCGAATATGAGCGAGAGCTTATTTCCGCATATAAAGCTGGTCAAGATATTAATGCCGTTGTGCAATACTATGAGAACGAACGTAAAAAGATTGTTGACGATATCAATAAAGAAATAGCTGAAAGNGATAAGCGATTAGCTAATGAGCGCAATAGATATATATCTGTATGGGTTGATAGTGTAGTAGGGGCTTTTAATAAACTCGGTTCCGTAATGTCGATGTTTTCGGCTAACGAAGATAAAAGATTGTCACGGGAAATGAAACAGCGTAGAAGCTATATAAACGCTAATATAGAAGACGAAACAGAACGCGCCAAACGGTTAACAGCCCTTGACGAAGAGGAAGAGAACCGCAGATTAGAGATACAACGCCGACAGGCGAAACGGGATAAGGCATTCGGAATATTTAATACCGTAATAGACACCGCCAGAGCTATTGTAAAAACTCTTGCTGATATGGGCCCCATTGCTGGGCCTGTAATGGCTACTGTAATAGGAGGTTTGGGTATTGCACAAACTGCGGCAATCGCAAGCACCCCAGAACCCTTTTATGACGGTGGGCTTGTACGTGGTAGTAGAGACGGTATTTACGCACAGCTTGGAGAGCGCAATCAAGATGAGGTTGTATTACCTTTGGAACGTGGTACTCAAGAAATTGCTGACAAGATCGTGAACGCATTAAATACACAGCCTACTACAGCCTTACAACCAGTATATCATACTCATGTCCATGTAGGTACGTTTATCGGTGATGACAAGGGTATAAAGGAATTGACACGTAAAATAAAGCCGATAATGGAACGCGAAGACAGGCGTACAGGGAGGTATACATGAGCGTAAATAATGCCATACAGATTTCTATGGGTAATGACCCCCCCATTACTTTAACGCCATACGGTAGAAGTTACGATTTCAGGTATGATAAGATTAGCAGGGAAGAACAAGCTGCGGATGGTACGTTACGAGAAGATGTACGGGCTATAAAGCGCGTTCATATCCTAAAATACAGCCTTGCCGAAATAGATACAGTAGAAGCCCTTGAAATGGCTCTTATGTACGGCCAGCCGCTAACCTTACTTGTAGAACCAGCGGGAGGCGGTACATATAAAGAATACAAGGTATTACTGCGCCCATTCGGTTATAAACGGGTATTGTCACACGGTACATGGCTATATGGCGATTTAACCGCCGAATTTATGGAGGTGTAGGGTATGGGGATTGTTGACTATAACAGCCCCGAAGAAGTCCGCAGATTGTCTAATCAGACCGTCCGTCACCCCATTGCACGGTTACGTATTGAGTGGACAGGAACTCATATTGATACATCTCTTAGGCTGGAAAGTGTAAGTGATGAAGATAATCAACAAGGGACGGCAGAAAATCCATACCGTAACCAGATTTATGATTCTAATAAAGTAGTACCGTATAAATGGTTTCATCTCGGCGGGNACAGTACCCTTGACAGTACCTTTTACGCTATGCCTATTGACGGGAGTGATTCCTATTATCAAGTAGGCTGGCGAGGAAATTATATTGGTGATGATAATGGGGTTTTTAATGATATAGATTCTGAAAACAATGTAATGTCTCCTACAATAGAATTAAGGTTTGAAGACCGATTATTTAATACAATGATAATTGCGGGGGATAATGCTCTGGGTGAATATCCTACAGAGTTTTTAATCACACTTACGGATTATTTAGGCAATGAAACAAGCATATTAGTAAACGAAGTAAATTTCCCTAACGCTCTTGATATACCCTCTTGTACGTGGACAATACGAACTCAAGATGAATTTAATAATATTAATAGAATGAAGATAGCGATTTACAAGTGGAGTAAGCCTAATACCTTTGTAAAACTCGTTGAAGCGTACACAGGGATAGAAGCCGAATATGACGGCAAGGACATTATTAATTTATCAATACTTGAAGAAACGGAATCCAGCGCAGGGACGCTCCCAGTAGGTAACGTGTCATATAATGAACTTGATTTAACCTTACAGAATCTTACAAACCAATATTTCCCTTTTAATTATGATTCTACTGTTAGGGGACATTTAACACGTAATAGAAAGATTGTCCCGTATTTAGGATTCCGTGAGGGGGATAATGAGTATTTAGTCCCCAAAGGGCTTTATTGGTCTGGTGAATGGTCTGTAGNGGAACAAAGTACAGGGGCGTCAACGTCTGGCCGTGACCGTATGGGATTATTACAGGATTACACATACAGCGGTTTTCACGAAAGAGATCGTAATCTGATTTATTGTGACGGTTACAATACAGATGATAATACAGACATAGCGTATACTTACTGGTTAGATATTACAGCGTATGACCTGATAACGCGGATTTTAAATTATGTACGTGCAAGATATATGCAGGATTTAGAGTTTGATATTGATACAAGCCTGCAAACCGTAATTATACCCATTGCGTTTTTAACGAGTGAAATGTCATACTTTGATATATTAAAACAAATCGCACAGGTATCAATGGCGTATGTGTATATGGATATGCCTACAGAAACAGAAATAGAGATTGCACATGAACGAGGAAATATTAATCTACGCGACATATTACGTATAAAATCTGTTAATAATATTTTTTCAGATACCGACAGCATAGCGGATTACTCCATTACTGCGAGCGATTATATAACACGCACACATCCCGAAAGATGGGGAGAATTAGCTAATAGTGTATCGGTAAAGGTACATGAGTATAAGATTGAAAATGGAAAGCCTACAGAGATAGAAAATAATTTAACTGCCGAGTATGAATCGCAGGATAGTATTGATAGGCATGGGAGAGCGAGATTTAATTATCCAGATAATAATCTAATACAGAATTACGGCCACGCTAAAGAGATTGCAATATCAATCTGTAATATTTTCGGCGAGTTGTACCGTGTGCAGGAGTTGCAGACGTTTGGTGACAGCTCAAGAAATATATTAGACAAGTTAGAAATACCAGAATATCAGGTATTTGATCCTAAGAACGGGACTGTAGATGTTAAAGCCAAAGGCTTATACACGATAAAGAAAATACAGACTGAGTTTGATGGGACGTTGAGACAGTCTATTGAATGTAGAAAATTGTGTGATATTAAACCAGAAACGCACACTTTAACTATTACGGCATGGGAATTAGAAAATCATACTATAACTATATCAGCATNGGAGATATAAGGGGAAAAATAACATGGAGTATTTACTAAAATGGTCAAACTCCGATAGGAAATACATTTCCGACCCGCAAGGTTTTACTATGGAGTTTGACAATAGCNGTAAACTGTTTATTACAAACGATGGGCGTACAATGGGATTTACAGTTGATGCTAAGGGGTTTGATATACAGCCAGATAATAAAGTATTAGCGTTTAAAGATGTGCAATATGAAACAGATGATCTTACCATTACTGCCCATTACGATAATACAGAAAACGCTTATATTGTGAATGAATCATTAGAAAATCATACTTTAACTATTTCAGCATGGGAGCTATAAGAGAAAATAATATGAAACCAATATCTGGATTTAAAATAACTACAGCTGATGTAATAGCGTACCCTGCACAGGGTACTAACCGCGCTACTATCTCAGGCTTGACCACGGGGGAATATAATATTGCTATTGAAGCGAACGGGTTTGTTGGAGAATCGCGTAAAGTTTACGTTGATAGCGATATGGAAATACAGTTTGTCCTCTCACGGGCTAATCTTTTAACTGATCCCCGCGATGGGCAGACGTACAGGACGGTGTTAATGCCTGACGGTCGCGTGTGGATGGCGGAGAATCTTAACTATAACCAGCTCGGCAGTGTCAACAACCCAGACTATGGCGATATATACGGGCGGTTGTACACGTGGGAGCAGGCGATGAGCGCCGCTACGGGATTAGACGGGTGGAGAGTGCCTACGGATGCGGAGTGGCAGACATTGATTGACGCTTGCGGTGGTGTTAATGTTGCGGGCGGTAAGTTGAAATCAACAAGCGGTTGGTATAATAATGGTAACGGTACTGACGATTACAATTTTAGCGCATTACCTGGAGGCCACGGCTACGGCGGTAAGTTTTACTATTTCGGCTCTCATGGTTTCTGGTGGAGTGCTACGGAGAGCGGGTCGAACTATGGTGCTAACGCTTGGACACGGTCAACGGTCTACAATTTAGAATACGTGAACCGTACAGACAGCGGCAAGTCGAGTATGTTTAGTCTGCGCCTAATCAAGCACAATTAACAGAAGGATATTTTATGAAAGAGTATTTATTGCATGGCGCATTGGGTGTTGTCGGGGGTGTTATCACATCATTACTTGGCGGGNGGAGTATTGCATTGACCGCTCTGTTGGTCTGTATTGTTTTCGACATTATTACAGGCTTAGGGGTAGCGCTGAAGGGCAAGTCTACAAAGTCCATAAGCGGCTATTTATCGAGTCAAGCGATGTGGTTAGGCGCATTTAAGAAGGGCGGTGTATTCGCCATTATTATTGTTTGCAATCAGATCGATTTATTATTGGGTACTGAATTGATACGGAATATCGCCATACTGTTCTATATATCATGTGAACTTGTATCGCTAACTGAAAATTGTAAGGTTATTGGCATACCAGTACCCAAAGCGTTGATCAGAGTTATTGATACATTAAAAGACAAAGCAGGGGAGGAAAGTGAAAATAATGTACGAAAATAATTGTAGTGAGATGATTAAATTCTGGCAAGCCTTATCGGGTGCTGAGGGGATGCTGATTCTAATGATTTTCATCGTATTACACTTGTTCTCATGGGCGGGGGTAAACCAGCGTACAGAACGCAAGTCTAAAGTAAAGGAGAAACAATAATATGTCATGGATAGAACCCAATACTAATTGGTCCGTTTCTGGAGTCACAGTAAATGACTTTAACAGGATTGAGGGGAATATAAATATACTTTCTAAGGAAATACATTTATCTGGTAAAGATACGCCGTTGTATGGCCTTAGTTGGAGTATACCCAATGATGATTGGATTTCAAGCCCCATAGTAGCGGGGCTTGATAATAATTTACTTGATACCAATATTCCAGTAGACGCAGGGTGTCGTATAGTATTACGTCATGTATTATTAAACTGTACGAGAGACATTAGCGGCATGATTATTAATTTACGTAACAACAATAATATATTGCGCTCATATTCAGCGTCAACAAAGGATATATATGATACGAACCCGCTGATAATCGCCACAAATGATACCGACAGCGTAAGATGGTATAATATTAATCTTGTAGTAGTTAATAGGCCAACTCCTCAAGGTACAGGATCAAGCNGAGTTACTACTGTTAAAGATATTAATTTATGGTCTATTAAACTATCAATAGAATCAATATAATATGCCAAACCGACCATTAATAAAATGCCGTAAGGTAGGATGTAATACGCTACTGTCCAAATCTGGCTATTGTTCGAAGCATGAGCGTACACCGTGGAAATTGTTAGATAATAAGAAAACAGCGGAGAGTTGTGACTTCTATCACAGTACGCAATGGGGAAAGGTATCTAAGCGACACCGAGAAGAAGAACCCCTATGTAGACTATGCAAGGAACAGGGGCTTATTGTCCCTGCCGCCCTTGTCCATCACGAACCTGAACGGGAGGTATTGATTGC